ATCAACATCTTCTTCATCGTCATCACGTTTGATCTTTGTCGTAGTAGTAGTTGATTCTGCTGCCGTTGTGGTTGGAGTCTCTCCACCAACGACTTTATCAAATCGTGCTTTAAGATCCTCATACGTTTTAAAGTTTGAAGGGTCCGCAAATGCCTGTAACGCATGTTGTTGATTGTAGACCTTTTCGAGTTCCTTATCATCGCCCTTCAACAACGCATCAGGGTTATCAAACTCTGACTTGTCATAGTTGGTGAATCCTTCGACCTTACGAATCTTGAGTTTGAAGTTGGCACCTTCCCAGAAGTCAAACGGGTTCACTGGCTTCTCATCTTCAAACTGCGGGTTCATCCGATCAGTAATCTTATCGAAAATCTTTTTGCCAAACTTATACAGAAAAACTTTACCTTCATTCTCAGGGTGTTTAGAATCAGACACAACATAGATGTTAGAAATGTAGGTAAGTCTACGTTTGCGTTTGCGTGCCAATTCTTTGTTCGCTTCAACACCACTATTCCATAACGCAGAGTTCGCTTCTGAAACAGGATCTTTCTTGTTCAATGTCGTTAACGAGTTCTCAATGTACCATCCACCTGGTCCTTGAAACCCATGATTGAAGATACGCACCCACGGCACTTCTTCTTCCTTCGGAGCTGGCAAAAATCGAATCACCGCATATCCGTTCCCAACCTTGTCAAGTTCTGGTCGCCAGAATCGTTCATCGTTCCTATTGTTTTGTGTCTCTGGACTTTTAATCTTTTCCAATTCTTTTTGTAATGACGAAAAGTTTGATCGTGATTTTTTAAGTGTTTGAAATGTCATTGTATTCTCCTTGTGTTAGTTGTATATGGTCTTGTTCACTTATCGAAAAACTCATCACTAAATGTTCGTGGTTCATGTGTTAATTTTTCAATCTGGGTTTGCAATTTTAAAACGTGTTCGTTCAACTCCTTAATGCGTATATACGCTGCTTGTAATTGTGATTGTGTTTCATACACCTCATGTCGTAATGCTGATTCTAACATACCTTGTGAGTCTCCGTCAAGCATCCCGTGAATCTTTCCATGATTCTTTTCGCAGTCCACTAATCAATCGAGTGACACCGATGCCACCCCCGACCCGTGGAAAGAAATGAAACTTCAAGAAATCTTCCAACTCACGTTCAACCCGTTCCTTTCCAAACTTGGCATATAATGTTTGAGCATACATCCCATTGGAAATTGTGTGAAACTGGTCCCGCATTTCATCAGGGTTCGTTGACCGTTCTGCGGACCCGATAGTCTCGATCCCATGAATCAAGACGTCCACTTTCTTTGACAACTCACCTGACTTCTTCATGTTCCAAAACGGTGATGTGTAGATGGGAAAGTTTGTTAAGAACACCACCTTCTTCTCTTTACATAACCATTCTTCATGTTCGGCTTCAAGTTCTTTGACGTTACATTGTCGAGCAGCATCCGCATAGTCAATCTGTCCATACGGTTCTTCTAACTTGAGGTGCCGACATAACTCTTTCTCTAACTCTAACAAATCTTCAAAGTCGCCAGGCATCTCAAACTCAAACATCGGGAAGATCAAATCATGGCGACCTGGAATAGGATTCGGTTCTTCACGATATGATGTTGAGACACAAAACAATCCTTTCAATGCGGGGTCACGCAATAACTCCCACTCTAACCACATCTGCCCTGTTTGTGGCAGAGGCCAGACTTGTCCCGCATAATCAAAAGTAGCGACTGTTGTTGGATCTTCACACGCTGCTAAAATCGACAAACGATTTTGCGTATGCACTTCTAAAAATCCTCTTGCCTTAAAGAAGTCTCGCAAGAGGTCTACGGTACGTGTGAACTCTCTAGGATCAATTAACGCACTCATGTTTCCTCCTTATCTGCTGGGTACAACCACGCAAGGGGTACCCGCATATGTGTTATAGTATCTTCTTCCCACTCTAACGGGAAGCATGGACGGGTGTGTGGTTCCTGTCTGCGCCATTCAGACATTTCAACCACCACCACCTTTCCTTCTGACGCATAGATACGGCGACCTGATGCGGTGAATCCATCATCAGGCAAACGCCACACTACACCAGTCATATTGAAGTCTGTACGTTGTGGTGAATCTGATATCAAACGAAACTGTCCCGTAAACGTCACACGGTCACCTTGTTTGATATTGGTATCATCTCGATCATTGAAGTAATAGTACTCAGGATAATCTTCCATTAAACCACCTCCAAATCTCTATGGGTAAATGGAACAAACGCACCACCTGGCCGATCATTCTCATCACGCCCACAATTCTCGATTAACTCTGATGGTAACACTTCGGTATCTTCAATCACCCTTTTAAGAATGTCACGATAACTTAGAAGATTCAAATTCAGAAAAGGATCATACTTGCGAACAATTCGCCCATACTCTTTCCATGTATGGTCATCTTGCATCATCTTATCAAAGTCTGAAGTGAATCCCAACAGTTGATTGAGAATGACAAACGTTTCCATCGAGATGTATTTCCCTAATAACGCTTTAAGAATGATGGGATGTTTCCCCTTCTTGCACACAAACAACTCCGTGAACTCTGGGTGTTCATCAAACTGCCGATGCTTCTTTTCAATTATTTGCTCCAAAAGAGCCGTACATTCTTCTTTAAAAACATACGGCAAACTCTCTAGGCGTTTTCGCCAATTCATAAAGTTTTTTTCTAACTGTGATTTATCATCGAGACCAATGCCCCCTTGTTGGTGGGAAACAAACGTGGCGAGAAAGTATCGCATAACATTTCGTTCTGTCTCTCGACCAAGATGTTCAAAAAATATTTTATCATTTCGTTTCTGATAGGCAGAGACCGATGACTTGACTTTTTTATTATACTTGAAATAATCATATGAGTCTTGTTGAAAGTGTAAACGTAATGCCAAATAAATTTGGTAACATTCATACCCTGTCATAGTGGCAACACTCCATTCTTTGGAAGAAAATGTAAGTCTTGGGCTTCAAGTTCAATATGATCCCGAATTGCTTTATTCAGTTTCTTAGCGACATCTTCAATATCTTCATCTTGTTCCTGACAATACTCTAAGACGGCATCCATATACCCCATCTGTTTGCGACAGACCTTCTGTTCAATAATATCAACTAGTACTGTCTCGGTTTTCATAAAAGTCTCCAATCACCGTACGGAGTTTATAGAGATAATCAGACCGTTGCGCTGTCACAATTTGTGGTCCGCCCTCATCACACGTTATCATCAACACGATTTGATTACAAGGATCCTCGGGAAACATTTCCGTCCACATCTGAGCATACGCTGTACATTGGAGAAAATACTTGTCAAGGATATATTGTGGTTTATGATTCTTTGACGTTTTGAAATCAATCACAGAGAGTTGACCGTTATACTGAGCAATACAATCAGTACGACCTGCCACTTTGAGACTGTCACTAAAGAGTGACCCTTCAACACAGAAGATAGGATTGAGTTGATTGATATGGGGTTGAATGGCACGAAACATCTCTTGCGTATCAGGCATAACATTGCCGTTCTTAGATGTTTCATTTTTAATATACTGCTCACAAAGTTTGTGAACAGACGTCCCACGACTGGATGCTCGCTGAGTAATCTTATTCGCTTCTTCAGCGCCAACACGTTCACGCCATGCTTTGATACTGTCTTTGGAAAGTCTTGAAAGGACAGAAGTGACAGAAGGATAACACCCGCCTGTCGGGGTATGATAAAATCGTTGCCCGTTAATATTTTCACAGCGCAACGAAGGAAGGTCTCGAAATTGGAGGTCAAACATCATACGTCTATATTACTCCCATGATATTTCTTTTTCATATCTCTCAAACGATCCTTAAATCCTTCGGGAGCTTTATTGCCAAATGTGCCGACTCCAGACACAATCCCTGGCATCACAAATATTTGTTCAACCTGTCGTTCCGTACTACACTTGGGACAGGGGTTCTCTACTGGCAGGTGTCGGTTTGCAATCTTATGAGATTCTTCAAAATGATGATCGCAACATTTACAATGATAAGCGTATGTCGGCATATACACGTTCCTTATAATATAAGCGGGCTTTGGTGACAAGGCGCCCGCATACCTCGTTGACTACTTACGCAGCCAAAGCTAAAGTGCTGTTGGCACTTATTGTGTTTGGACGTTACGGTGTACCTCGCCGGATGCCTCCTTATTACCTTTCAATACCTGTCGAATCTAATCGGCCCCTTTTACCAAAAAAAGTACCAATATGTTCCGAACATTAATCCTAATAGCAGAGTTGTATCAGCGATTATTGACCAGATCAAATATGCTCGGAGCGCATAAGTACTCCATTTGGAGTTATAAATCGCTATGAGTTTTTTGGTGAGGTTCATCATCACATACCTCACATTTCACATATTGTCTTTTCATCATAGGCCTCAGCGTCATTGGTGGAGCCGGTGGGATTTGCACCCACGTCCAGATCATTTACTAACTAACAGATCATCAGCATCATGGTTATTTATATCATTTAAATTGGAGCGGATGGATGGTACTGCCCCACCTTCCTCTGATTGGAAACCAGATATAATACTTTTATACGACATCCGCATTTTCTTAATATACACTAAATACATAATCAATTTTTGCCATACTATATTATCTCATACTTTTCATTCATTGTCAAGGGAAAATCGGTCTGCCATAGGAACTAAATTTTCAAATCTCTCTTTTGATTTTTCAAAATAATCTTTATCTATTTCACAACCCGTAAATTTTCTACCAGCTTTGGCTGCCGCTATCATTGTTGAACCAGAACCACTAAAACAATCTAATACTGTATCACCTGTATTAGTATAGGCTTTAATAATTCTTTCTAAGACATCTAGATTCTTTGTAGTAGGGTGCCAACCACAATGCTCTTTTGATGCGGTATGATTTTGAAATTGCCATACGTTTGTAGGTATAGTTCCTTTTGGAAATTTTATTACAGGGTCGATATGTTCTTTTCGATAGTTTTTTATTTGCTCTTTATTAGGTTTTTCGCCATGTTCTTTTTCAAACTTGTTTTTATATTCTTCTAGTAACTTCTTTCCCTTATTCATATCAGAAGTAATTGTTCGATCTACACGCACATCATCAGCATTAAAAAGAAAGGTGTCACCTTTAGAATAACACCAAGCAAGTTCACTCTTTCTTCCAAAATTAGATTTAGTTCTGCCACCCCAATTATAATGCCAAATGATTTCTGTCTGTGACTTCAAAGAATCAATTTTATTGAGCACGTTTAGTTTGTAATTCAAAAAGGTATCAGTTTTAAGTGTACCCCATACAACCAACATTCGATTGTCTTTGAGTACTCTAGCACATTCTTTAGTCCACTGCTCACACCATTCTAAATATTCCAATTCAGTAGGCCATTGGTTGTCCCACTCGTTATTTACTATTCCAAAATAAGGTGGGTCTACCAATACCAAATCTACTGATTTGGAATCTAGTCTTTTAAGATACTCTAAACAATCAAGATTGTGAAGCATAGAATTCCTCATTTTTATAAGCTACGGTATAAAGTTCTGTATCACCTAAATTAACCGACACGGTATTCAAATTTGTAGTTCCTCGTTTGCCCTTAGCTACAAACTTTTGATAATTAGCTTCTAATGTATTCATAACATAATCAGTATTCACTTTGATAATAAGAACACAAAGTTCCTCATACAATATACCAAAATAATGATCCTTTTTTGCATACTCTACAGAAGCAATTTCATAATTATTATTGAATCCATTATAGATCCCAACAGCAGTTAAAGGAACATATGTAGTACCTGAGTAAACATTTTTAATCTGTTGAAATAAATTGCGGAGTTGTTTATCCTCAATAGCTTTTGATTTATACTCAGCGTATTTTGTATGAAAATTATCCCACGCATCAGAACCATACACATCCGTACCATGTCCGGCAGAAATTTTCTTGTGTGCTAAATGGCCAAGTTTTTCAGCCATAACAAGTTCATGCCACTTTGTTTTATCTGTAACTTTAGGATGGCCATCTTTCTTACCTTTACGATAAAGCGCATTGGCAATTTCTTCATAAGTATACTTGTCTATATCATTCATCACATTCTCCATAATAAAAAGTAGAGGGTGCCCCGATTTTTCATTATTACTCACTTGTTCCTGTAGAGTTGCGGAAAAAAGTATTCATCCTCTTCCCGCATTCCACACCAATTACAGGGTTCATTCACTCCAACGGCAATCGTTCCTTCTCTAGGACAACGGTGTTCCCACATATCAGTTGCACGGAAGATCGTATCTTGTAACAGTTTCTTCATATACATCAGTCCTCTCCTTTCTTAAAAAAGAGCGTACCTGTAGCCATGAGAATCAGAAAGACTCCGAC